GTCCTCGCCTACGAAAAGAGTTAAGAAACGTCGTCGTGATGTTTCTGCGAAGGTTAGAGGCCGGAATGTGAATTCCAGGTCTTTCGTTAATCCTTTTATTGAGCGTCGAAGGAAACGAGAAGATAATGGCAGTTATAATGACTTCCAGGTTCATGCTTATCAAAATAGCGAAGAACCGAAGAAATCCCCCAAAAATAAGGTATGGAGGCCGAAAAATGTTGTCCCAGATCTAATCAGAAAAAGTAGATTATTGAGATCTGATGATAAGAATGCCTTATATCCTGATAGTGTGTCCGATTTATCGGAACATGACGATTTTGGAAAGGGTTTGCGCGCGTATCATCCTGTGGATGGATATATAGAAGACGCCAATGATTCGGATGCAGATAGTTGCATCGAGTCGTATAACAGGGCGGTTTCAACTAAGGTTGTTAAAGAAAAGAACCCTGTCCTCAGAATCTTAAACATGCCCGCTAAGAATCGACCTAAGTCCTATAAAGGTGGTGGAACACGACAGGCCGGTAGGAATAATTTGGTTGCTCAATCACTTTTGGATGATAGGGATAAAATTTTGGCCAAGCAGGATTGTGCCAAAGAAATGATGCAGCAGGCAATTGAAAAGGAGGAGAAACCTGTGGTTAAGGTGGTACCTGTTTCCGAACAGTTAAAAACTTTTTTAGGAAAGGTTTTTGTGTATGAGGAGACAACGGAAGAAGGCACTCTCACTTCGCCTTACATGAAGTATGTGCATCAATTGGAGATTCCTGACGAGGTAAACAAGAAGTTCACGGTGGGATTGGCGGACCATAGGCATGATGCGCATAGCATCGTTAAGATGACTCATGAGGACCCAATATTGTTGAATGTGGTTTGGAGGAAAATGTTGTTCCTCAATCACGTCGGTCATGAGAGCATGTGGATAAATGATGATAGAACAGATAAGTCAACGTGGACACATGAAAAATTGTGCATAAGTTGCGAGTTGCTTTCCCAAATATATGTGGCTGCTAATTGCGATTATTCACAGCAAAATAAATTTGTATGGGCGCGAATTAGATCAACAGCGGCCCACATAGCCACAATAAACATAAATCGGTTTGAATTTGCCGAAAATATAGTAAGCAACACAATGGCAGTTTGCTATTTAATATATTTGAGTAATAAGCAATCAAGATTGAACCATTTAAACTTGTGGTCCCACACATGTGCGATAGAAGAATCCTGCCTGGATACAGATATGGTGAAGAGGTGTTCCCAAAGCTCCCAACAGTTAAAAGCGGAGTTAGCATATGGATTGCTAACTCCAGCGTTTGTGATGAGCAAAGTAGTGTGTCTGTTTGTGCGGTCAGTCCAGGATTTGGAATTCTCAGTAACGTCTTCTGCCATGCAGATCTCAGAGACGTTCCAACGGCTGTGTGTGGGGTCATCAAGCGAGTTGCATGCGAAGTCCCAAAACCGGACTCAGGATTACTCCGAGAATTTCGAGGCTTTGTCAAGACATGGCTTTCTAGTTCTATGAAGCCTTTACGAAGTGGTACCGATTTCACTTATGAGCATTGGATTGAGAATAGTGATTATAATCCTGCTAAGATTTTGAAGTATGATAAGGCCCGTGAACGGGTGAACCAAAACATTAGAGAATCCTCTCATTGCATTCAAGTGAAATCCTTTTTAAAAGATGAATTCTATGAAGAGTTTAAGCACCCTAGAACCATTAATGCGCGAGATGATTGGTTCAAGGTAAAGTGCGGACCTATTTTTCATGCTATTGAAAAGGCTCTATTTAGCCGGTGTGAATTTGTAAAATACATACCGACTAAGGAGCGTGGCCAGCACATGCGTACTATTTTGGAGCAGTTCAGATTCTATGCTGAGACGGATTTCAAGAGTTTTGAATCCTGTTTCGTTTTAGAAATTATGGAGGCTTGTGAATTTCAACTATATGATTACATGTTAGGGGAAAACCCGTTGGAATTGGCCCAAATGCAGTATTTTAAGACTGTTTTGAGTGGACAAAATATTCTCAAATTTAAGGGTTTTAGCATGTGGATAAATGCAGTCAGGATGTCGGGGGAAATGACAACATCGCTGGGAAACGGATTTACGAATTTGATGCTGCAAAAATTTTATGCTCACAAGCATGGTTTGGTTTCTAGCGGTGTTATTGAAGGAGATGATGGGGCTTTCGGCTATATGAGCTTGCCCCCTGACCCAGCAAAATTTTTTAATAATCTGGGCTTCACCTTGACATTCGGAATAAAAACAAAATTATATAACGTCCAGTTTTGCGGCATCACTTGTTCGGACGAGAATACACACATGATAGATTTTCGTAAACCATTACTGACACATTGTTGGGTTAAGCCTGTGTATAAATCGTCAAAATATGTGAAGTTGATGTCGATAATGAAGGGAAAATGCCTCTCGCTGTACGATCGGGTTCCTGGTTGTCCTGTGGTGTCAAAGTTTAATCATTGGATTTTTAAGAAATGTGGGAATGTACAGTGTCAGATTGAGGCTATGGCTACTGATTATGAAAAGCGAATCTTTTCTAAAATGGACAAGAGGGCGGATTGTATGCCACTGTTTATTTCGCAAGAGGTTCGTCTCCAATATTGGGAGAATTATGGTATATCTCCTGATGAACAAATTGAGTTGGAGGATTTATTTGATCTGGATGATGAACAATTAGCTTGGCACCCGCTTTTTGAACAAAAATTCCATGCCGATACATATAATATGGCGTGTAGAATATTGGAAGCAGATAAGAATTTGGCTTATACTGTGGTGCGGTCAGAAAAAGAAAATGCCAAATTCAAAATTGAGTTTAATTGTGAAGAAGGGAAATCGAAGATCCATGCGAAGGCGTCCGCGTCTTTCTATGCCCCGGAGAAGACAGGTAACAATGCAACGATCTGTCGTTCCGCGGGCATGGCCCGCTTCGAGAACAACAAATAATATGAATCAATCTTTGGGATCTCATATTGGTTCTATGTTGGGTGCCGGAGTCCAGACTTTGTTAGGTAAGATTACAGGTTTGGGAGAGTATAAAGTGAGATCTAACACTTTGCTTACAGGTGGAATGTCTCCGCCTGAGATTGCTAATTCATCTTCCAGAGGTGCTGTTGTCGTTAGGCATCGAGAATATATTAATGATATCACGGCATCATCGGCGTTTGTTGTTAGAACGTTTCCTATAAATCCGGGAATTGTTTCTACATTTCCTTGGTTAGCTCAAGTTGCAGCTAATTATGAAGAATATATAATACGCGGGATGATTTTTGAATTTAAGTCTACGTCCTCAGATGCGATTCTTGCCGCTGGCGGAACACAAGCACTTGGTACTGTTATAATGGCGACCCAGTATGATGTGTATAATCCGACATTTACTGATAAAGTGAGCATGGAGAATTATCAATTTGCGAATTCTTCAAAACCCAGTGAATCGTTTCTACATACTATAGAATGTCAACCAAAACAAACACCAGTTGATGAATTATTTGTACGAACATCATTGGGCGTGGTGACAGGCGCTGATCAGAGATTGTATGACTTTGCGAGTTTTAATATAGCTACCCAAGGTCAGCAAGCAAATGCTGGCATTTTAGGTGAACTGTGGTGCACCTATGAAATTGAATTATACAAACCCAAGAATGTGGGAAGTGTTGGCTATGAGTTACTGACTGATCATTATGAGTTAGCTTTAATCACGAATGCTTCCCCTTTAGGTTCGGGGTCTTTCTTGGCTGGAGGAAATCTTGGGACAACTTTGAATAGTGCTGGTACTCGCATCTCTTTCCCCCCAAATTTGACGTCTGGCACTTTCTTGATAAGTGTGTCATGGTATGGGACATCAGTGACTTTTATTGCTCCGTTGTTTAGCATTGCTGCTGGTTCGTCTGGCGGTTTTGTGCAAATATGGAATCAAGACGGACAAACAAGTGTGTCCTCAACAGGTCAATCTGGCACAGCTCAGTTTTTTAATGCAATTGTTAGAGTGACTTCAACAACTGGGCCAATCACTCAAATGTTTATCGTGGTTGGTACAGCTGGCAACATGCCTGGGCCTCCCACCTCTGGTGATCTGTGGATTACTCAGATAAATGGTGGAATCAACACTTAATAGGTGCTAGTTGCTAGGAAGGAAAACCTTTCAAACCCGAGCTTTGGCAAGTGTTCGTGAAATTTAAAACGTGCTGGAAGGAAAACCGTAAAAACCCGAGCCCTCGACAAGGGGTTCGTTTAAAATTGAAATATTGCGGATAAGTTGGGAC